CAACCAACTTTCCTGTCTTACTGTCTTGAAATAATTTTTGGTCGGACATATTTTTTGGGGTATTCCTTTTCATATTATAGGCACAAAAAAAGCGCCTCATATGAGACGCCTTAGTTATCTGATTGTTATTATCAGGTGCCTTGACCAGCTTCAATTCCGTAAGGAATATGAGCGTCGCTTGCATCAGGTGCGGGAGCAGCACGGTAGTAGCAGATCTCAACCAAGATGGCAGAGGGGCTCTTACGGTCTGCGCCAGCAGAAGGGTTCTGCTCAGCAGTGAAGCTTGCAGAAGTGATGACTTGAACAGCAGTGTCAGCAGAAGTGCTAACAGCAGTGCCGTTGACAATGCCCAACATTGCGGAGGCAGCGCCATCAGCAGGGAAGAACTTGTCAGTGCCTGCAGTCAGGGTTGTTTCACTACCGGTGTTACCAGGAGCGTTACCACCTAAGGCTTTGATCTTAATGGTGTTGCCATTAGCAGCAGCCTTGACGCCAGGTGCGTTTACTGCTGTGCGATAAACAACGGAATTCTTGGGAATTACGAATGCTTTATCTACACGTGGCTTGTCATCCTGACGAAGATCAGGTGACAGAACCTTCAAGTTGTAGGTGCCAGCTGACAATACACCGCCGGAAAGAACTCCAGCGTTATCGGGATCTAGAACGAGAGCACCGACGATACGGTAGAACTCAACACCTGGGAGAGCCTCAACACCCTGTTCGCGATATGCGTTCAGGTGGGCTACATAATTACCGGGAAAAATTACGGACATAGTTAGTTAGCTCCTATCAATATACGAAAGAGTAACCAACCGTAATGAAATCGCGGTTAAGCGTTTCAAAACCGGCAAACAGCGACCAGATCATGATGATGAAACGGCTGAAGTCGTCGTTGTTGTTCAACAGAATCTGAGCGTTGTTACCACCAATACCCACGCCAACAGCCTGTGGGCCGAAGAAGACAAGTTGTGATGCTGTGTAGTTAGCAGCACCTGCAGCTTCGTCAGTCACAATCAAGTTGTAAGTGGTTTCGGGCAGGTTGGTGGACTCGAACCAACGGACACCCTCAAAGAGGAAGCCAGTAGGCATAACGGGTTGACCGGCGACAAAGCCAGCTTGGCCGTAAGCAGGACCCATGCCTTGGTAGAAGTTGGCATTAGGTGCTTCACCAGGGTTCATAGGATTAACAATCCCTTGACCTGGATAACGAGCGATCTCGCGGAAGTCTGAGTTCTGACGCAGATGCATCATTGCGGTTGGATCGACGATGCAACGGTAGTAACCATCAGCGAAGGTAGGAACGTTGCGCTTACGCATGTCCTTGACCACTTCGAGGAGGTCAGTCTTGACATCGAATTTGGCGGACTCACCAGCGGCGTATGTCACACCCAAGGTTCCACCAGCGCCGCCTTTAGGCTTTGCCACCTGGCAGGTAGTAACCACCTTGATCTTTGCTGGCTTGACCAGCAGCTTCTGCCTTCAGCAGTTCGTTTGCGAAGACACGATCACGCCAACGACGATAGTCATCCAGCAAGGTCAAAGAACCGATGCTTTGGTGGAAGACGTTCAGGTTGCCGGTATCAAGCAGCAGACGCTGAGCAGTGATGAGGGTTTCACGAGCCACCTTGAAAGTAGAAGGCTGTGAAGCATCGCGGGAATCAGCAGGGCCGGTGTACTCACGAAGAGTAACGAGCACTTTGTCCTTAACGATGTTGCGTGCGGAGGCGGATCCAAGTGTTTGATCGGCAGTCCGCTCACGGGACTCCTTAGTGCCAGGCTTGCCCCAGAAGCGGTAACGATCGAGCTGCACGGTTTGACCGGGCTGCTTAGAAAAATCGTGTACAACTACTGGCTCAACTGCCATCTCAATGATGTAGGCAGGATGAGGACGGTAAAGTTCTGCACCAAGAAGCTTCGGAAAATCATTATCAATCCACATAGGATCGTAACTCCGTAAGCTAAAAAAGTTATAAGTGACTTCGACGTAGTCACATATAACGATAGTACTTGTTATTGCTATACTTTTAACTATATACCCCAATATTTTGTGGTTATGGAATTTATAGATGATAAAATTTGGAAACCTATACACACACTTGCTGGCTTTGAGTGTTGTATTGAGTACTACATTAATTCAATTGGTGATATCAAGAGTACAAAGGGAAGGTCCGAGAAATTGTTAAAGCAGCGCAAAAACAAGAATGGCTATATGCAAGTCAATCTTACTCAACGTATTGGTAGAAAAAGAACAGTAACTGTGACTGTGCATAAGTTAGTTGCACTAGCTTTTTTAAAGCCTCCAATGACTATGCCAGGAAGGACTAAAGCATGCAGTCGAGTGGCACATGTAGATGGGCATAAAAATAATAACTCTGCTTCAAATCTTAAATGGACTAAAATAGAAGAAAGTTGTAATAGCAAAAATGGCTGATAGTCTTATTCTTTCCGGTGTTAAAGGTGTTTCAAAGCACACTGGTAAAGACCTCTTGCTTACTCGTCCCAAGCGTGGTGGCGATACACATAAGATCAAAGAATGGTGGCATGGCACCAATGGTGTGCAGTACGTAGATTGCACAATCTTTGATGTTACTGCTAATGGTCAGAAGGCCAAACTAGCTGTGGCATCTACTAACGCGACATCTTTTAACGCGACATCTTTACGTATTGACCACGACGGTAAACTTAACTTTGATTTCTACGGTGCTCGTAGTGTATCTCGTGTAGCATTGTTTAATCAAGAACTTAAGTTGATTGAGCACTATGTATTGCCTGCTATGAGCAAAGGCAAAGTCATGACTGTTAAGCCACATGGTACTGAAGATAAGCCTTCATTCGAAGTCAAGGCTCCTGTTAAACCTTTGGAACCAAAGCCTGTAAAGAAAGCTGAGAAAAAAGCTGAGAAGAAAGTCATTAAAGCTGTCGTCACTGACAAAGACTAGAAGCTTGGTCGATCAGAAGTTCTCATGATATAGCTCTTGTCAGTAATTGAATCAAGAGCTTTGTACTCATTACCAATATCAATCTGAATGTTGTATGGCAGTCGTCTAGTGTTTCTAGCGTGAATGCCTACATAAAAGAAGTCGCGTGGTTTGATATACATTGTGTTGTATGGATGTTCTTCATGCTCACTTGTATACAAGCGTACATCTAGGTTGCTGTCGTTATACATATTTGTTGTCTTTAGATTCTGAAGATCAACACTCAAGTATGCATCTAAACCAATTGCTGGCAACGTCAATGGAGGTGTAGCAGCAGATGAATATCCTGTGTCATTCTCAGCTGCATCTAAATCTCTGAATGCAATAGTGTAATCAGGACTACTAGTCGTATCATTCAAATCAATATCAGCTTTTATATATCCTGGCTCCATGTATTCTTTGAGAACAATATCACCAATAATATTTAGCTTGACTTTGATGAAGTGGTTCTCTACTCCAAATAAACCTACAGCGTCTGCATATCCTAGTGAGAATGGAACTACGCTTACCTCAGCAGTTTCTGCTTTAGAGATGCTTCCACCAGTTGCATAGTTGAGTGACTTACTAGATGCGTAACGATCTGGATTAGTGTTGTCACTAGCAGAATATGTGTTGTTTACCTTTAATAGTTCTGTAGTGACATTCATGTCTGCATAGCTTCTATATCTTTATTGTATTAAAGATACTCACTTACAGACTGTGACTGCTCCCGTAAGTTCTTGATCGCTTTGTTTTCAAGGGTTCTCACTCGATCTCTACTCATGTTGAGCATTTGGCCAATAGCTGTCATTGACATAGGCTCAAGAATATCTTCTCCAATGCCATAGCGCATACTGATAACAGCAGCTTGCATCTCAGGCAGCTCTTTAATTAGTTCCCGAATGTCCTCTTTAATGAATTGTTGCTCTAGAAGCATTTCAGGCAATTGAGTTTTATCTTCCAGCAAATCAATCAAAGCTGTATCACGATTTTCTCCAATTTTAATTTCTAATGATGTAGGCTGACGTGCCTTACACATTAGATCTTTAATATCATCTACCGATAGGTTCAAGTATTCTGAAAGCTCAAAAACGTTTGGTAGTTGGCCATTGATCTGACTTAACTCACGCTGGGCTTTCTTAAGTTTGTTGAGGTTCTCAGTAACGTGGATTGGTAGACGGATCGCCCTCGATTTCTCAGCGATAGCGCGAGTGATCCCTTGGCGGATCCACCAGTAGGCGTAAGTAGAAAACTTGTAACCACGACCAGGATCAAACTTCTCCACGCCGCGTACCAAGCCAATGGTGCCTTCCTGGATGATGTCCAGTAGATCCATGTTCCGCTTAGTGTATTTTTTGGCAACAGACACAACAAGTCTGAGGTTTGCTGTGACCATTTTGTCTTTTGCTTTTTCTCCATCACGTAATTGCTTGCGAAGCTCTTTTGTTGTCATTTCTAGAGAATTAGCCAACTCTTCTTTACTGGGATTATGAAGTAGGTCTGCGCAAGCTCTGATTTCCATCAAACGTTGAACGTTCCTGCCTAGCAAGATTTCCTCATCATGCTGAAGTAGAGGGATTCGTCCAATGTCACGAAGATATGCACGGACTGAATCTCCTGTACTCTTTGTTGATGCCATATTTGCTTTTCGCTTATATTTAATTCTATCAGTCTAAGTGTTATTTATCAACTATAGATTCCAGCAAATCTTGTACTTTCATCTGGGTTGTCGCCAGACTCAAGTGATTCAACTGCCATTGCTTGTGCAGCATGTTCGTTATAACCTTTTTCTTTATAGTTAGTCAGGTTTCTTTCGTATTGCTCAATTGAGCTTTCAAAGTCTTCACCATGGTGAATCATTTCAGCTGTCATTTGATTTGCAGCTTGATCTTCAACACCATCAGATTTTAGGTGTTTCCATATTGCCTGAAAAATTTCAGGATCATTTGCGTAATCACCCGCTTTTCTATTATTCACTTGGCAATATCAATAACCTTTATTTATTCTATCAACACT